GTCGCAACCGAACATGTCACCTCCGCGTTGCTGTACGCGGAGCAGGACGATGCGGTGCAGAAGCTGGCGGACATGGCTGCCACCACCGGCCAAGTCTTGTATGTGGATCCGTTGGGTCGGTTCTCCACCGTCGGCGAATCATCCACCGACGACACCCCGGTAATGGTGTACGCGCCCGGGCCTGGGTCGATGATGATGCGCCCCAAACAAGCCATCGACGCGTCGCAGGCATACAACGCGGTTGTGTTCACCGGGGAAGGCGCGGCGACACCACCAGTGCGTGGGTACGCGCAGGACGATAATCCGAACTCGGCAACCTACGTCGGCAAGGTTGGGCGGCGACCCTACTTCGCATCCTCACCGCTGATCACCACCGACCATCAAGCAGCCCTCGCAGCGAAAACCCGGCTACTCAACATCCTCGGCATACCGAACACAATCAGCGTGCCGATCATCCCCAACCCCGCGCTCGAGGCCGGGGACGTAATCACGGTGACCGACACGTCGCAGGGCATCAATGAGCCGATGATTGTGGACAGCTTCAGCATCAGCCTGCGGGTATCGGATGGGGAGACGACACTCACTTGCCGGCCGCAGGTGATCCGGTGAGCCTCGCCGCCGCTCGGCGTCGTCAGGGGCAGGTCATCAGCATCAGCCCGACCCCTACACCCACCGTTGAAGTCACGATCGGCGGCGACCCGTCCGTGACCGTGTTCGTGCCCTATCTGGACAGCTACGTCCCGACCGTCAACGACTATGTGATGCTCCTCGAGGATGACGGCGACTACCTGTGTTTAGGCTCATCCACGCCGGGTGCGGCATCCGCCGGGGTTAACTACACCCCGACGTGGCGGACGACGGGGACGCAGCCGACGATGGGCAGCGCCACCCTCACCGGCCGCTACTTCATGCTCGGGCCGAAATTTTGCCAGTTCCGGGTCCATCTGGTGATCGGATCCGGCACCGGCGGCGGCACCGGCACCTACTCGTTTGATTTGCCGTTCACGGCCACAACTGTGGCTGTGCCTCAGTTCGTTCAGTTTCGTATCGCTACCAATGCGGGTGCGGACAACTTTGTTGGGTTCGGGTTCATCCCGTCAGGGGTTACAGCAGCGAACATGTATGCGGTGGATTCAACTGCGAGCCCACCGTTGGCGGTGCTGGTTGCCGCTGCTGCTCCTGTCCTGAACGTCGGTTCGCAGTTGAGCCTGTGGGGTGTTTATGAGATCGCGTAGGGAGGTGAACGGGTGGCGATACCGTTAGCTGACCAGAAATCCACGGCCCACGATCCCGGGTTCACGAACCGGGTCGAACCGGCGACGGTGCGGGTCGCGTGGGCTAAGTTCACCGCCACCGCGAACAGTGACGCGACGATCCAAACGAAACGGATCGCGTTGGCGGATGCGATTATTGCGCAGCCGGGGTTCGCTACTGCGCAGTTCTCTTATCTGATCACCACCCAGGCCGGGTTCACCAGTGTCGACGCTATTACCGATGCGCAGATCGGCACGCAGGTTGACAACATGTTTGATCAGATCGCGCAGATGATCATGCCGTCATGACGCGGGTTTACCTCGACACCGAGTTCATCGAGGATGGCCACACCATCGAGTTGCTATCGATCGGACTCTTCACTGACGACAACCGCGCGTTTTACGCCGAACCTGCGGAGACCGACCGGAGCCGGGCTAACGAATGGGTGTGTGAGCATGTCCTCCCACAACTCGGCGGCCCGATCTTGCCACGTCGGGAGATAGCGGAGCAGATCGTCGCTTTCGTTGGCGATGAACCCGAGTTCTGGGGTTATTACGCCGACTATGACTGGGTTGCGCTCTGCCAGTTGTACGGCACGATGATGGACTTGCCGGATGGTTGGCCGATGTATTGCCGCGACCTGAAGCAGTGGTGCGATGAGCTAGGCAACCCACCCTTGCCCGAGCAAGGCGACGGCGAACACAACGCCTTTCAGGATGCTTTCTGGAATCGGAAAGTGTGGGAGTTCCTCGCCGACCGAGCAAGCAGCAACGCACCATGACCTGGATCGACACGCCGTGGCCGCAGGACCCAGCCCGGTTGAAGGCCAACGGCTACGACATCATGCGGTACATCTGCTCCGACTGGAACACCGGCCCCGGCACGTCCATGCCGAATAAGCGGATCAGCCGCCCCGAATTGGACCGCTATGTCGCGGCCGGGGTGGATGTGGCAGTCAATTTTGAGGACGCCGCCGACGACTATTTGGGTGGGTATCAGCGCGGGAAGGAGAAGGGGCAGAAGGCCGGGACGTGGATGGCCACCGAGCTGGGCTGGCCATCCGGTGGGGTGTGCTGTTCCTCGATTGACGCTGATCTTGGCACCACGTGGGGTGGGCTCGCGCAGCAGTATCAGCGAGGCTTCGCGGACGGGCTCACCTCCGCGGGCCCCTATCTGCCCGGCATCTACGGCTCCTCTATCGCGCTGAATGGTGCCAATGATGACGGCACCGCGCATGTGTTTTGGTTGACCGCCGCCAGCTACTGGTCGCACGGCATCCCACCCCGCGAGGTGCATCTGCGGCAAAACGGCTACTGGCCATACGGCAGCGACGCCGACCTGAACGTCACCGTGTTGGAGCCCATCGGTTCCTACCTGAAACCCCTGGGAGTGGACATGCCGTTCACCGACGCCGACGCTGAAGTGCTGCTTAACCATAAGGTGGGGAACAGCACTGTGCGGCAGTATTTGGTCGATACGAGGAACGACGCCAGCGCGGCGAAAAACTTCGCGGCCGCGATTAAGCCGCTGGATCAGGCGGCGTTGCAGCGGACCGTTGTGGCGGCGATAGCGGATGCGTTAGCGGGTGGTGTGCCGGTGGAAACGATTCAGCAGGGTGTGCAGAATGCGCTTGCTGATGCAACCATCCCCGTTTACCTTGAGGGCCACGCCGGCAGCCCTCCCGTCAGCCCGTGACCACCGGGGCCCCGGTTGAGTTCAAGGTTGTCGCGGGCACATCCGGTGCTGGCGCGGGTTTCATCCTTTCCCAGTTCATTTTGTGGTTGCTCGGCTGTTGGGCGTGGGGCGCCTCGTGGGCCGCGGATAAAGCTGTTGATGCGATAGCTGCGGTGCCGCAGCCGGCGGCGGAGATGATTGGGTTGGTGGTGACTGTGATCGGCGCCTACGTGTTCGGTTGGCTCGCGCCGCACACCAGTCGGCCGACTCCGCCGCCACCGGATCCGCTGCCTGTTCCGGATCCTCCGCCGCCGCCCACGCCTGATGCGGGAATTGAGCTGGTCACCGGTCCGCTGCCAGTAATATAGGTAGGCACAAACTCCGGGGGGTGCGCTGGTATGAGCGACGACGTTCCGGAGGGGGCTGCAGGCCCTCGGGGCTGGACCCCGGTACCGGACCCGACGGAACTCACCACCCGCGCGGTCGCGTTGGCTACGACGCAGATGCGCCGCGAACTGGAAGGTGTGTTCTCCCAAGTCCGGCGCGACGTCGAAGCTAGCCGCGAAGTTCTGGAAGCCCGGCTTGATGCGATGGACGCCGCGACTGATCTGCGGCTGCAGACCATCACCGCCGCCCCCGAATTGTGGCGGCGGGAAGTGAAACATCTCCGCGAGTTGACTGAGGAGAAGATCAACGCGTCGGCGCAGCAGATCGACGAGAAGTTCAACTCGATCGGGTTGCAGTTCACGGAGCGGGACATCCGCTCCACCCAAGCATCCGAAGCGTCAGCGCAGGCGTTGGCGGCCGCGTTGCAAGCCGCGAAAGAACTCGTCGGCGCGCAAGGTGAAGCTAGCGCTGCGGCGGCGGTGAAGGCGGAGACGTCGTTCACGAAGCAGATCGACCAGATCGGTGTCCTCGTCGCCGGACTCGATAAGTCGGTGTCTGACCGCATCTCCACCGTGGAGAAGTCGTTGACCGACCGGATCTTGGAACTGAAGGAACGTATCGATCGGGGCGACTCCGGCGGGTACGGGCAGGGTGAGACCGCTGCGGTGATCGAAGCCCGCGCGGTCGCCGCCGCGAACTTGGCCCTCGCCAACCATCAGCAGGGCGCCGCAGCGAACAAGATCTCCGCGAACGCCCTACTAGCCTCCGCGGTCGGGTTACTGATCACAGTCGGCGGCATCATCGTCGCCGTCATCCTCGCCCGCCACTAAGGACGCACGCCGCAGCGCCGGCGTGGAAACCCGCGAAACCCCTGGGAAAGTCAGGGTCGCTGCGGCGTGCCCCCACACCCCGTAATTATGTCAGGAGCAG